TGGCCTCTACCGCAGCTTCCCGCTTAGAGTTATAGCCTGGGCCGGTTTCCATAACCACATCATATTGCCCAACAGTCATGTCGTGCATAACCTGCCAAACACCCTGATCGTCCTGTTTAGCCTCGTTAATCGTCACTAAATCAGGCTTTCCGTCCTGACCAATGATCCGCATAACCCTTTGAGTGTCGTAAATCTTGGGGATAAGATCAAGAATGATCTTGCCAACCTGACAGATAGATTTTGTAAGGTTGTCGTAAAAGTCAAAGTTAGTCAGGTCAACTTGTTGTTGTTGGCCATTTAGGGCTTTTCCGGAGACGTTTCCAGGTAACTGCTGAGATGGGTCAAATATTCCCATCAAAGTCGCTATATCCTGATTGATTGCAGCAGACGCAGCCATTACACCAGACGGAGGAGGCTCGGGCTGGAGGCGCTGTGGCGGTGGCGCTATATTGCCATCAATGTCTGTCTGCTTATAGCGCAGCAGAGGGAACGACTTAACGTTAGCCGCTGCCCATTCATTCTCGTGGCCTTCATCCTGACCCTCTGCCATCAGCCATTTAGCCTTTGGAGCCAGTGCGACGCTTTCAGTAATCGTGGTTTGCCAGAAGTTATACATCCGCTGCGCGTCTTTGGCATGGCGAACAATACCGAATTTGTGACGTTTATCCCCTACAACCACATGGCGACCATAGACCGGAACGATTGGGATGTATTTGCTTGGCCAATCCCGTTCTTCCAAAACTTCAATTGCGGTTAGTTTCTTGTATTTAATCGTGCGTTTATAAGATTCACGCTCATTATCGATTGTAAGCCCCGCAGCCTTGACCCGAGCGAAGAAGTCTTTGCCATCAGCAAATTGCACTGTGCCATCATTTAATTGATACAGTTTTGCCTTTTCCATCACTGCGTAGTAATACTCAGCAACGCGAATGTCCTCTTTGGTGATCCACTCGGACTGAGAATCACCCGTTCCACGCTGGCTAAAAGAAGTGCCGCCGCCATCATCCGCGCCTGGATACATGACTTTGAACTTCTCTTTGCTAATCATGGTTGTGATTAAGCAACGCTCTGCGTCTGAGCCGTCTATCCGAGTTGAGTTCGGGTCAAAGTAAACTGTGAACGGGTTATCCACAGCGTCGATGTAGATTTCTTGGTCGAAACTGTCGTCTGAGACATATTTAGTAATCAACCGAATAAAGCCCCAACCCATCCTGACTGCATAGTCAAATGCCGTGTCATAGGCGTTATCAGCGTTGGATTGGACTTCAATGTGCCGACAGATGCCCTCGATCACTTCAGCCGTTTTTTCGTTAGCTTGGGTGTTCATCCCATGAACTTTAATCCTTGGGCGCTGCTGTCTTTGTTGGTTGGTGACTTGCCTGCAATAACCGTCTAACTTGTTAATCGTCAAAATAGGACGAGATTCAAGGTTTCGGCTGTTTTGGAGTTCAACTGGCCATTGCTCGCCCGCAGAGACGAATTTAAGGTCTTCTAGACCTTGTTGACGGTTCATTGTCTCTGCGTCGTTGCAGAGCTTTAGGAACTGTTTTGCTTCGTCGATGATTGGATCGTAATCTGATTGGGACATATTTAGGCCATCCAACTGTTAGGCAACTGATAACTTGGCTTTGGTGGAGCGCGTTTCTTAGGCTCATTTACCATCAAGCCTAACATTCTGAACGCATCCGCACCGTGGCTATATTGGTCATGCAACGGGTTTTTGCTGAATTGTTTAGTTTCAGGGTCAACTTCGTAGCGATAGTGACGCAAACATTGTAGTCCATCGTGGCAGTTTTCCCTATCAAACCAGCAATTTCTGAATAAAGTCCTAGCAGCGTTGATACTGTCAGCTATTGGCGTTCTAGGGATTATTCGGGTTTTGTATCCCATACTTTTAACGATTTGTTCAATCGATCTGCCTGCCGCTGCAAGAGTTTTGTTTTCTGCGTCATGCGGTAACCAAAGGGTGTCATAGATATACCCGTAGGTCTGCATCTTAGCCAGGTAATCGGTAATCGTCTTTTGGCTGTCTTCGATATAGCGAATCAGGCGCGTTTCCATGCCAATGAACTGGACAAACCAAATAGCGGTCGCATCGCTCCAACCAAGGTCAAATACAGCGTGAACGGGCTTTGAAGGGTCATATCCTACCCTTGTGATCCTGTTTTCTAGGTCAGCTTGCTGGAGTTCTCTAGCGAATACCGCGCCATCCACGGTTTGTCGGCAAATGCCTTCCCAGACGGTGTTATAGGCTTGCATATCCCGCAGCTTAAGGGAATCCTTCTCTAAGCGCAGCGTGTCAGGAAACCACGGGTTGTCATTCCAATTGATCTTTGTGACCACTGAATTTTCTGGAGGGTTCAGGACAAAGCGCTGATAAGTCTCATCTGTCTCCAGTTCAGGGTTAAAACTGATCCAGATTTCCGATTCTTCTTTACGGATGGTTGGAATTAAAACATCCCAGGATCTGCCAGACACTGACTGAGCTTCTTCTACCCAACAAATATCCACACCTTCAAATGACTTGACGTTAGCGATATTGTTTCTGAGGCCAACGAAGTTAAATTCTGTGCCGTTCTTGCCCCTAATGGTGTTTTGGGTTATCTCGTACATCCCATTTAGGCTCAAGTCGTCGATCTGGTCACACAAGAGCTTATGGACAGAATCCTTCATTGAGGTCATAAACTCCCGAGCGCAGAGGATACGGAGAGGGTCTTTAGCGCCCTTAATCAGTAAAGCCCGAGCAATGCCCCACGACTTAGCGCCACCACGACCACCATATAGGACGCGATACCGAGACTTAGCAGGCTGAAATAAGCAAGCGAGCTTCTCAGGAAACTCCGCTTTTTGAATTTTTGCACTTACTTCATTCATCCGTTTTGACTTCAGGCTGAACAAATGTTACCTGAATGCCCTGCAAAGGCTCACCATCTGCGCCTGTGACTTCCTGTTTAACAGTTTCAGACCAGCGCATCTGCGCCTTTGTCCACCAAATCAAACTGGTAGTGTCGCCTGCCACCGCCTTAGAAAACAGCGTTTTAGCGATCTGCCCGTTGGCTTTGGCTTTGCCCGTATCCAGTTCAGTGCGGTAATACTTCCTCAAAGTCTTGTCATCTATGCCGACCAAGATAGCGATCTGTTCGTGGGGCAAGCCTAAACCACTAGTGCTTTCGACCAGTTTTCGTTTCTCATCTGTTGGCTCATGAGCCTGTTGTGGAATGATTGGCATCTTTATTAAGGGGAACTCGTTTAAATTTTAAGCAGTTTCCTCGGTTTCTGTCAAAAGAACGGCTTTTTTTCCGGTGAATTCTTCCCATCGCTTTACTATAACATCGCAATACTTTGGGTCAAATTCCATTATGAAAGCTTGGATGCCATTCTTCTCGGCGGCAATCAATGTGCTACCAGAACCACCAAAGAAGTCGGCGATTGTTTTGGCTGACAATTTAAAGCGTTTAATAATCCATTCCATCAATGACACGGGCTTTTGCGTTGGATGGACACGATTGGTCTTTTCAGATGCCTGCGTAAATTGACGGACAACACTACGGAAGTTTGCCCATGCCAATTCGCAGTCGGTTTGGTCTGATTGGCCGTTGTTTTTATCCCATACAAGCCAACATTCGCTGTCTGGCAATGCGGAACTGTAATAGTTGGCTCCCCACCAAATATGCTTTGATTCAGGATATAGGCCAAAAATCAGATTAAATGCGTCTTTTGCCACATCTTGGTTGTCATCGCCAAGAATGTCAACTTTGTAATTCTTTTTAAGGACTGAAGATTTGCTTACAGCGTTCATGCCATATGGTGGGTCGGTATGAATCAAATCTGGATAAACGCCTTGCATTAACTTATCCACATCATTCAAACTTGTTGAATCACCGCACATGAGTCGATGCTGACCCAATTTGTAAATGTCGCCTACCTTTGTTGTTGGATCAATAGGCAAGCTTGGCACTTCGTCTTCATCCGTCAAACCTTCTTCAAGTTCAACAGGATTTAATGCCTCGATCTCTTCCAAGCTGAACCCAGTCAATTCCAAGTCAAAACCCAATTCTGCCAACTGGTCAAACTCCAGTTTTAGCATTTCATTGTCCCATCCTGCATTTAACGCAAGGCGGTTGTCGGCAATGATGTAAGCTTTCTTTTGGGTTTCGGTCAGTTCTGCCAGTTCAATGGTTGGCACTTCTTTATAGCCGAGCTTACGCGCAGCCATTAGGCGACCATGCCCTGCAATAATGCCGTTATCCCCGTCTACCAGGATTGGGTTAGTCCAGCCAAACTCTTTAATGCTTGCCGCTATTTGTGCCACTTGCTCATCGCTGTGGGTGCGGCTGTTGTTTACATAAGGAATTAGCTCTGTGACCAGTTTTTGAGTGATTTTCACTTTTTCTTTGCCAGTTTTGCTGCCGCTTCACGTTTTACAGCGTAACTTATCGCAACTGCCTGTTTGACAGGTTTCCCTGCCTTTACTTCCGTTTTGATGTTCTCTTTAAACGCTTTGGGGCTTGTCGACTTCTTGAGCATCTTTGCTATCCAGTTGGGTTAACCACCATTGGCAGTCTTGAATTGCACCTTGAATAGCCACCAAATTGACTTCCATTTGTTTCGCTTGGTTGGTCAGTTCGGTGATGCGGTCTTTAATTTGTTGTTCGGTCATGATTCTTCCACAAAGCAAATATCCATCCATGACATTTTCAGATGGCGTTCGTTGTTGATGTTGATTTCCTCGAACTTCAGGTATTCATCCCCGTAGTTTTTGGCCAGTGTTCCAAAGTAAACCTTGTCGCCTATGTTTAAGCCTTCCTTGACCGCATCTGGGCCAACAGCTACTACATAACCGATTGAGTCCGCTTCTGCGGTTTGGACGTATAAAGCGCTTTGGATTCGTTTTTCAGGCTTGACAATGATCTTGTCTCGCAAGGGTGTCAGTTTCATTTCTTTGGCCTCCCACGCTTTTTAGGAGGCTCTGTCGGGATTTCTATTGGTAAAGCAGAAAACTCACCACATATTTCTGTGTGGTGGCGGTTTTGATATGTTGGGTAACGCCTGCAAACACCCATTGTCCCGTGATTTTGGAAGTGTTTACAGGTATTACAATTCTCACTAGCCAATTCAAGCTCCTTTTGAGTTGGTTAGAAACCCGCAGTCATGCCCGACTGCGGTGTTTCGCTTTACTTGTACTCGGTGCGCTTGTGCTCGTAAGCTACATGCTCACGGCTGCCGCCTTTAAATTCACCAAGAAGACCATCATTCTTGCCCATGTGGCCATCTACGCGATCGCCCATGCCATCAGCTTTACCCATTCCAACACCCCCAACCAGTTTAGCTTTACGCTCTCCTGAAGTGTCAGATGCCGTTGCGCCCTTTGGAACTTTCTCGCCAGAAGCGCCAGGCATGAATTTGGTGCTGTTGACACCCTTCTCACTACCCATCTTCTCGCCAGTGCGATCCGAAGCGGCTACACCCTTTGGTGTCTTTTCTTTGCCGTAGT